GTGGCGTCTTCTTGTTCAACCCATCCGGGTATTTTCGTTCCGGATGCGTAGAGCCGTTTGCGTGCCTTCCGCTCACCTGGATCGTGCCAGGGGCGGTATGTAACCGACCCTTCCGCCATGAGCTTGTCCAGGAGCTTTTGATGCACGCTGCGCGGGATGCCAGCGGCTTGGAAAGCGGTGCGCCAGTAGGCTTCGCTGCGATTGCCTGGCGACAGCGGCTCGCCGCCAAAGCCGTTGCGGACGCATGCCAGCGCGGTGACGATCATCTCGGGCGTCATGTCGGCGCTCGGCGGCGTCCACGGCACCAGGCGATGCGCCGAGTCCCCGTTGGCGAGCTCGGCATCCTCTGTGACAAGCCACCTGTTCGGCGCGCGCCTTGCATACTGTGACTTTCCGGTCTCGAGCCGCAGGTAGAGGTCCCGCATGTCGTCGGCGATCCCGTATTCCTGCGCTTCCTCGGCGGACATGGGGCGGAGGGACCATAGGAGGCGGATGGCGCCGCCGATTGCGCCGGAGCCGCGCGCGCGTTGGAGGGCCGTCCCTTCGCCGGACTTGGTTTCGTGGTGTAGGAGGCAGATGTGAGCATCCAAGCGCGCGGCGAGGGTGCGGAGCGCGCGCATGACGGGGCGCATGGCCGAGGCGGCGGATTCCTCGCCGGTGTGGATTTCCACCAGGGGGTCTAGCCACACGACGTCCGGCTTGAGTGCTTCCAGGGTCGCGCGCAGGTCGCTCATGCCCTGCGTTTCCGTGCCGATGCCGTCGCGGGTGACTTCGATCAGCGGCACGCAGTCCGAGAGGTCGATGATGCGCAAGTTTTCTGCGACGCGCTTGCGGTCGCGCGGGTGGTCAGCGATGAGTGTGATCGCCGCATGCGCGCGGCGTTGGAGCTCTTCGATGTCGTCTTCGATGGCGCAGAGGACGACGCGGCATGGAGCTTCTGGGGCGACTAGGCCGGCCCACGGCACGCCGGCGGCGAGCGCGATCGAGACGTGGATGGCTAAGGTCGTCTTGCTGACGCCCGGCGGGCCGCAGAGCATGCCGAGCTTGCCACGAGGCAGCGCGCCTGGGCCGCCGATCCAGCGGCGGGGCGGGATGGCTGTCTCGTCGTCCAGCAGCGGCGCGTGGGTGGGGAGCGGCCGCCGCGGCGGCGCGGGTGGTGTCTCGGGCGTGCGGCGCGCGGGCGGGGGCGGCACGGGCTCCGGCTCGGCGTAGACCCATGGTGGCGGCTCGTCGTAGGGCGGCGGCTCGGGCGGGACGATCTCGACGCGAATCGTGTGCGGCCGAGGCGGTGCGGCGCGCGGGCGTTGCGTGCCGTCGCGGAAGGCACGGTCCACCTTGGCGCGGATGTCCTGAGGCGTCCACGGCTCGCGGCCGGGCTGCGACGGCATAGCGAGCCCGGCGGCGATCAGCGCTTCACGGGCGTAGGTGGGGTCTATCTCGCCGCCTGCGGCAAGCGCGCCGAGCTTCAGGGCGGCGGCGTTGAGGGTGTGTTCCTGCGCGCCGAATGGCGCGGTGCGGATGGCGTCGCATTCGGCGTCCAGCGCGGCAAGGGCGTAGGCGGTGCCTTTGGAGTCCGGCGGGTGTGTGCGGCTTGGCGTGGGAAGCGGCGCTGGCGGCGCTGGTGGCGGTGTGAGAAGATCCAGCAGCCAATCGGGCAGCGGCGCTGGCATCGCGTCGTCTTCGATGCTGTAGCCGGGAGATGGTGGGAAGATCACGTAGCCGCCTTCGCCGCGAACATCGACGCCGGGGGCGATCTTGCCGACGGAGTTCCGGATTGGCGTCTCGGGCGCTTGGAAGAGCAGATGGACGCCGCCGGACATGGTGCGATGGCGGCGCGTGCGTGGTAGGCGGTGCGCATTGGCGGCGAGCCATTCGAGGCCGGGAGCGCCGTCTTTCACGTCAATGTCTATGGCGATGATGCCGGAGCCTCGCCCTGTTGGCACGCCGATCATGGCGGCTCCGGCGTTGCGGAACTGCTCGCGGACGGTGCTGGGGTCGCGCGTTGCGTCGTAGAGCCCGCGTGGCGTGAGCGGTCGCTTGGTCTGTGCACACGCGAACACGGGCCATTGCTGCGCGAGAAATGCGGCGGCTTCCGCGATGTTGGTCATGCGATGCATCCCCATTCGCGCAGACGGGCCACGGCCTCCTCCTGGTCAGTGACGACCGCGACGCGATGGCCGAGGCGCGTCAGCATGGCGTGGAACGCGGCTTGGCGGTCCGACACGCGCCCGCCAGGCGCTTTGACCTCAAGCCAGGCGGTGCGACCGTTGGGGCAGATGCAGATCAGGTCCGGCGCGCCGGCGATCATGCCTTCGTCGCGCAGGCGGCGGCCTGCGACGACGCTGCGGCGTCCGGCGTTGGGGATGTGAAGGGCGACAACGCCATACAACGCGAGGCGGTTGCGGATCGCGATCTGGATGGCGCGCTCGGGGGCGCGTGTAGGCTTCATCGCCGACCGACGCCCGTGATGCACGACGCCATGCCGCGATATACTTCGTGGTGGCGGCATTCGCCGCACAAACGGTTGTGTGGCCCCTCGGATGGGAAAATGCGTTCGCAGCGTAGGCATTTCCGCGGCCGCGCGGTGGTGTGCGCCTGGGTTGTGGCCTGCTTCGCGTAATCTGCCTCAGTCCGCAGTTCATCGGCCTTAGCCTTCACGGCTGGTATTGTGCGCTTCAGGCGTTCGGCGATCTCGGCATGCGCCACGCCGTCGGCGAGCATCTGGCGAAGCGTTGCGATCTCCTCGGGCTTCCACTTGCGCGTCAGGTTTTTGGGCGGGGGCGCGAGTTCGTCCGTGCGGTGTCTAGTCTCGGCGCAGATCGCGCGCAGGATGTCGCGCGGCAGGTCTTTGTGCGCGCGAAGCATGCGATCAAGGGGCCAGCCCTGTCGCCAGCGCATAGTGATGCGAGCGATGCGGTTTGGCGTAAGGCGAGGATGCGAGGTATTTGCGTCAGCGCACATTCGCCGCTCCGGCCAGTTCGAGACTGATCTTCCGGATGATGGCACGCGGCACGTCGCGCCAGTCGTCTACGCGCAGGACGAAGCCATCTGGCGTCACGAGGTGCTCGCGCGCGTAGGCGTGGGCGTCCGCGTCGCTGGCCAGAACGCGCCACGGCGTGAGCGGGCGCGGCACGTCGGAGAACTCCCAGGCGCGGACTGCGACAGGTCCCGACGCGCGGACGGCGCGGCGCACTTGGGCAGCTTCGAACGCAGCTGCGTGGCCTTCTGCCAGCGTGTTCCATTGCGGTGGCGGGACTGACGCGCTTGCATCCAGCAGCAGCGCCAAAGCGACAGCGCAGGCGCTCATGGCTGCGCTGGCTCGCTATCTTGCGCCACGCTGCGCAGCCGTGCCACGCGGGCGGCGGCCAGCTCTTCGGCGCTGACAACCCCGCCGCAAGCCTTCTCGACGAGCACGCAGCGCGTATCGGGCACGCCCGAGCGCCGCCATTCCGCAAGCGTGCGCGGGGAAATGCCGATCCGGCGACGGAACTCAGCGGGTCCGCCCGCCGCTTCGATTGCACGGGAAAGGGGGTCTGCCATCATGCCGCGACCATGCGAGATTTTCGCATTGCGTGTCAACCGCCTTCGGCAACGCGCGATCAGATTGCGGCGGCGATTTTTCTGCATTTCCCCCTTGCGAGACGTGCGGGAAACTTGCATGCTCACCCTATCAATGGAGGGAGACATGACCATGCACCCCGATCCGCACGCGCCACACCCGATCAAGCGCAGCCGGATGGTCCTCGCTGCCAAGCCGCGCGCCCAGAAGCCGAGCGCGTTGCGGCTTGTGCTGGGGGCGTCGCTGGAAGGCGCGGTGTTTTTCGTGTCGCTCGCGGTGCTGCTGCTGGCGGTGCTGCTGATCGCTGGCACCGATGCGCAGGTGCATGCGTGGGCGCATTGGGCGCGCAATCTGGTAGGAGGATGAAGCGATGGACTTCCCTGACGATTACCGCGATGCGTCCTGGCTCAACGAGCGAGACGAGGACGCGGAGATCTGCGCTGAAGCTGGTTTCGCGGCGTTTGACGCCGCGGAAATCCTGGCGATCATCACTGATCGCCGCGCCTCCCAATGGGCGCTGGAGGCTCCCATCGACGTCACGCGCGCGCGGGATATCCTGCGCGCGGCGTTGGTCAGCGTCGTCGCGCTGATCGGCGGCGACGGTTCCACCGACGCCCTTCGCATGTCGCGGGCAATCAATGCGTCGCCCGAAGGCCGTGCCCTGCGCGACGCGCTGCGCCGTGGCGAGCAGGTCGCCGAGCGCGACCTGCTGACGCTCTACGCCGCCATCATGCGGGAGGTGGGCTGATGACCACTCCCGCCGCCTACTGCCACGCGCTCGGGCAAGCCGTTCGGCCGCTGATCGCGGCCGATCCGGCGAAGCTCGTGCGCGACGCCGCGGCGTCCGTCGCCTACGCAGCGGGCATCGCCGACTTGGTGGCCGCCGCCCGCGCGGCGGCTGAGACTTTGCGGCATCTCGACGACGCCGCAGCCGAAATCGAGCGCGCCCGCGAGGCGCTCGCCACCACGCTGCGTGACGTGATGGCCGACACTGGGCTTACGTCCGTCCGGGTGCCGGGCGGCACCTGGTATCTGCGGGAGCCGACGCCGCGCGTGATCGTCACGGACGAAAGCGCGCTGCCTCTGGAATATCTCGTGCAGCCGCCGCCGCGCCCCGACGTGGCGGCGATCCGCGCCGCGCTCCGCGCAGGCCGCGACGTGCCAGGCGCGGTGCTGTCCAACGGGGGCGATCCCGCCCTCTGCTACCGCGGCAACCAGGGAGACAAGCCATGAGCCTCACGACCCGCCCGGCCAATCCGATGGCCCCGCAGACATTCGCCGAGGCTGAGCGCTTCGCCCGCATGCTCTCGGGAACGGACCTCGTGCCTGCTGCCTATCGCGGCAAGCCCGAGGCGATCCTGATCGCCATGCAGATGGGCTACGAAGTCGGCCTGAACCCGATGCAGGCCATTCAGAACATCGCCGTGATCGGTGGCAGGCCTGCCATCTGGGGCGATGCGATGCTTGCGCTCGTTCTGGCCCATCCTGCTTGCGAATACGTGCGCGACGGGGTGGATGGCGAGGGCGATGGCCGTCACGGCTGGTGCGAGGCCAAGCGGCGCGGCGCGCCGGTGATCAAGCGAACATTCTCCGTGGCCGACGCCAAGCGCGCCGGCCTGTGGTCCAAGTCCGGTCCCTGGCAGCAGTATCCCGACAGGATGCTCCAGATGCGCGCGCGCGGCTTTGCGCTGCGCGACGCTTTCCCGGACGCTTTGCGCGGCCTCATCTCGCAGGAGGAAGCGCATGACATACCGTCTGCGCAAGGACCTGTGATCGACGTGGCAGCGGAGCCCGCAAGCGCGCCGCCTGCGCCCGTCAAAGCTGTCGGACCTGAGGCCGATACGCGCTGGCCGATTGTCGCGCCAGATGGCACGCTACACCAAGTCGCGCCACATAGATGGCACGATGCGATGCTCCGCGCGCTGATCCGCCTGACGACAGCGGCTGACCTGGAGCGGTGGCACGACGCCATGGCACCGCACATGGAGGTCATCTGCGCTATGGGCGGCTACAAAGAGGTCGAGCGCGCCCGCGAAATAATCCGCGAGCGGCTTAACGATCTAGAGCAAGAGGAGGCTGCGTGAGATGACGCAAACGCGGCGTAATGAGACGCAACGACAGATCGCCGAATGTGTCCGCGCGAATGATATGACTCGCGCTACACAGGTCGCCAAAACAATCGCAGACACGGGCCATGAAGCCGTAGAGCGATTAATTGTCAGGCTCTACGACCAAACCAATGGCGGCGGCGTTCTGCGCTGGTGCGAACCTGATGTCGCCAATGATGCCGCAGCCACATTGCTCGTTCTACTGGCCGAGCGCGACGCAGCGCGCACTGAGTTGACCGACGTGCTGGCTGAGAATGATGCTTTGTGCTTCGTCCTCAACAACCTGCGCGCCGAGATCTCGGAGCCGACGCAATGACGCCCACACTCATCGCCGAGTTGCATAGCTGCGCAATCGAGGCTGACTGCATGCGCGCGCATCTGCTCGCAGAGCGCATCCGCGATATAGCGCACACGCTCGAAGAGATGACCCTGTTGCCCGTGGCGGCGCTCACTCCGCCGCCGCGCGGCAAGCCTCAGCTGCGCGTGATCACGGGCAGCGGAACCGCCAACACCTAAAACGGGAGACTCGAATGCGTAAGTCCACTGACCGCGACCAGATCGACATCCTTGCGATCAGCGGGGCGAGCCTGACTGTGCATGTGCTCGGCACGAGCCCGCTCATCTTCCACCGCATGTCAGAGAAGGCCAAGCGTGAGCTGCTCCTTCCGCGCGGGCGCAAGACGGCCGCCGACAAGGCGTCGCAGCTGAAGCATGAGCCGATCCAGGAATACCGAGCGAGCGTGTATCGCTACGCGGACGACACGCACCCGACGCGGTTGCGGTTCCCGGCGGCTGCTTTCAAGTCCGCCATGGCGACGGCTGCGCTTGATCTGCCCGGCGCGAAGCGCAGCGAGATCGGGCGGCTGACCTGGGTGGAAGGCGCGGACGTCGCCATCTACGGCGTGCCTCAGCTCTACATGTCCGTGGTGCGCTCGAGCGATATCAACCGCACGCCGGACGTTCGCACGCGCGCCATTGTCGCGCGCTGGTGCTGCAAGGTGCGCGTGAATTTCGTTGCGCCCAAGTTGACGGCGCAGGGCGTTGCGAATTTGCTCAGCGCCGCCGGTGTCACTGTTGGAATCGGCGATTTCCGGCAGGAGAAGGGCAAGGGCAACTTCGGCCAGTTCGTGCTGGTTGATGAGTCCGACCCGCAGTGGCGCGAGATCGCGGAGACTGGCGGGCGAGAGGCGCAGGACGATGCGCTGGCCAATCCGCGGCCATATGACGAGGAGACAGCCGAGATGCTCGAATGGTTCTCATCTCGTATCGTTGCTCTTGGGAGGGCTGTGGCATGATCGTGCTCACGACAAAACAACGTGAAGCGCTGTTGGCTCTAGCTGAACTTCATCAAGGCCGTATCACGCCCGAGATGGTCGTTGAAGCAGCGCGCGATCCGAACAGCCCGCTTCATACCGCCTTCACTTGGGATGATGCACAAGCAGCGCACGAGCATCGTCTCGCGCAAGCGCGCGTGCTGTTGCGGCGCGTTCGGGTCGAGATCGAAACAGGTGCGCGGTTGATCCGCGTGCCGTATTTCACGCGCGATCCCGAGGCCGCGCCACGCGAGCAGGGGTATTTGACGCTGCCGCGGCTAAGGACGCAGGAGGACGTGGCGCGCGCGGCGCTTGTGGCGGCGTTCGCGCGTGCGGCGCGTGCGTTGCAGGATGCGCGCGACCTGGCCGAGGCGCTGGGGATTGGCGAGGAGATTGATGCGCTCAGGCGCGACGTGCTGCGGCTGCGCGACGAGGCGGCTCGTCACACCGTAGCGTGACGAGCGTTCGGCATGGCGTGGCTCGGCGGGCAGGGCATGGCTGGCGTGGCGCGGCCTGGCGCGGCGCGGCGAGGCCCGGCGGGGCGCGGCCGGGCGGGGCGTGGCTGGCGCGGCTGGCGAGGCGAAGCGGGGCATGGCGAGGCAGGGCTGGCTCGGCTGGGCGCGGCGCGGCATGGCGCGGCATGGCGCGGCGCGGCCGGGCAAGGCATGGCTGGCGAGGCGAGGCGGGGCATGGCGAGGCGCGGCTTGGCTGGGCTTGGCGAGGCATGGCTGGCGCGGCATGGCGCGGCGCGGCCGGGCGCGGCGAGGCCTGGCGAGGCGGGGCTGGCGTGGCGCGGCCTGGCGCGGCGCGGCGAGGCCCGGCAAGGCGCGGCCGGGGGTGGCATGGCGTGGCTGGCGTGGCTGGGCGGGTCGGGGTCGGGCACGGCCGGGCGAGGCACGGCTCGGCCTGGCGCGGCTAGGCTGGGCCTGGCGAGGCGAGGCATGGCGGGGCGTGGCGCGCGGGGCTGGCGCGGCACGGCCGGGCATGGCCCGGCGAAAAATCGCGCGCATGCGCGATTCCCTATTGACTAGGCGGCCCGATGGGCCTATGGTGCGCTCACCGGCGAGGGCAATCCAGCCCGCCCGGCGAGGAGAACAGCAGATGCGCCTTTTCACCGTCCAGGCATGCGCCACCACCGGCCAGTGGATCGAGGGCACCCTGACCGAGATCGGTACGATCGACAAAGCGGAGCACCTAAGCAAGACCGACACGGCCGACGTGCATTACGACACTTTCGAGCACAATGGCGAGACGTGCGCGGTGGAAGTGCATTGGGTCTACGAGTGACCCCCGACGCCTTCCGCGCGGCGCTGGCCGCTCTGGGATACACCCAGAGCGGCTTTGCTCGAGTGGCCCGCGTGAATCCGCGCACCGTCCGTAAATGGGCGGCTGGCGAGCGCGCCATACCGGGGCCGGTCGTGGCGCTGCTGGAGCTGCTGGCGGCTCAGAACCTTCCATCTCGCAGCCGATCCGCCGCGCCCTCGCGCTGAGCCTCGCGCGCGGCAGCCTCGCCACGCTGCCGCGCCTCTTCGCCGCGCCGCGCGGCCTCCGCCGTCATCGCGTCGCGCCCAGCGCGCTGCCCTCGCAGGAACGCCGCGCCGATCACCGCCACCGCCGCCGCCACCGCCGCGACGTAGCCCCACACCCGCGAGAGAAGCCCGCTGATCATATCCGCCTGCTCCTCAGCCAAGACGCAGCGAGCCACCCCGCCGCGACCACCACGATCAGGCCCGCCACGATGAGCGCCACAGCGACAGTCGGATGCAGCCCGCCGAAGGCAGAGACGAGCGGCGGCACACCAGCAGCGAGCGGCGCAACAACCGTTGTCACCTGCGTTGCCACCTGGACGGTATCCGTGCCCTGCACCTCGCGGATCGTCAGCGGCGACGCTGCCACGCGCGCCTTCGCCGCCTCCTCGATCGCCGCTATGCGCCGGAGCCATCCGCGCCCAAAGACCTCAAACGTCCGGAGCGTCCGCAGAAACGCGCGCCGACGCTCGCACAGGTTCGAGATGACCATGCTCGGATCCTGCTCACGCACCGCCGCAAGCGTCACGCGCCCAATCGCGCCGTCCTGCGGCACGCCGACCACCGCTTGTAGCTCTCGCGCCGCGTGCCGCACGCCGCTGTTAACCGCGTAGTCGAACACCGCCAGGTCAACGCCCGGCGGCAGCTCATCGCCTCGGATCGGGTTCCAATAGCGCGCAAGGTAAATCTCGCGCGCCTCGGCTTCCGTCAGCGCGCGCACGTCATCCGCCGTTAGAGTCTCGTCGTCGCGCCACCCGCGTAGCGTGCGCAGCGTGATGCCGTATTTCGTCGGGCCGCCGCGATCGCTCGGATGATCGATGAAGCCGCCTTCGTGCCGAAGCACGATCGCCACACACTCGGAGAATCGCCGATTGCTCATTTTTTGTCTCCCGAATCCGGGCCTGTGCGGCAGACCAATGCGAGGGATCGGCGTTATAGCCCGATGGCGCGAAGCGCCGCCGGTATAGCCGGCGCGATGTAGGGGGCGCTTGAGACGCCGCCCAAGGCGATCACTACCCATAGGCCGATACGGCGCAGGTCATCTCGAAGTCGCGTGATCTCGCTGCGCGCGTCGTCCAGCCGTTTCATGGTTTCCGCGTGGCGCTGCGCGCAGAGCGCGACATGAACCGCAAGGTCCGTCGCTTCCTGGGGGATCGTCTCAATGCGAACCATTGGTCAATCCTTCCCGCCGCTCATGTAAGCCCCCACACGACCAGCGCCGCCGCCGCCTGTATCAGCAGCGCCAGCCCGGCATGCGCAAGCGCGCAGCTTTCAACTGCGAGCGCGCGCCACATCAATCTAGGACTCATCAGTACGTCACAGCCTGCCGGAAAGCCTCGTCGAGCGCCGCATCCAGCGCCGCGCCGTCCAGCTTGAGCAGCGCGCCGGCGAGCTGGCGCAGCAGGGGATGGCCGCGCTCAAACTCGGTCGCATCTTCCCATTCGATGCGGGCTTCCGTGCGCTGCGGCTCAGGCAGTTTGTCAATCGCCGCCTCGACCTTGGCGAGCGTGAAGCCGCTGCGCACAAGCCACAGCCGCAGCTGTCGCCGTGTGATGGCAGGCGGCACCGGCTCCGGAGCAGGCGGCGGCGGGACGTAGCTGGCCACCGGCCCGAACTCTCCCGCGACGGCGGCGGCGAACAGCTCTCGCCCCATCGGCTCGGGATCATCTGGTGCCGCGGTGAACGGCACCCACCCAAGATGCGGGTGATCTATCTCGCCGTCGATGCCGCCGAGTGCGTTGAAGCGCGGATTGCGGAACTTCATCATGCGATCCTCAGCCAGAGGGAGGTCTTGTGTGGGGTGTTATTGCCGGTATAGCCGGATGTTCCGAGCCGCCAGCCCAGCGACCCCATGAGCCGCCAGGTGCCGGAGAGCGCGGTGGTGCTGCGTCCCGCCTCGCCGCCATTGCCGCCGTCGTTGGCATAGCGGAGATCAGAACCGGCGACGGTGTCGCCGGGGTTCAGGCCGCTATCGGTGCTGCACCAAGCCAAAACGTAGGTGCCGATTGCGCCGACCGCAGCGCCAGCGGTCGCGGCGAGCACCTGGCCGGTGGTGAGAGCGGCGGCGATCGCGCTGTCGACGTAGCCCTTGGTGGCCGCATGGTTAGTAGCCGTGGGGGCACCGGGCAGCGTCAGAGGCCCGGTCATCGTGTCGCCCGCCTTGGCGACCCGAGCGTTGACCAACGCGTCCACATACGCTTTTCGGACAACGTCATTATTGTCGGTTGGATCAATGCTTTGAACGCGCGGCAGAACGCCGCCGCTGAAAGACAAGCGCCCGGTTGCGCGATCCACCGAAAACACGTCGCCAATAAAAGTGCCCGAATCGTCGAAGCGACGCAGCCGAAGCGTCGAACCTGTATTCCCGCCCGACTCCGCGTCGTTCATCACTAAGAAAGCCCACCGCTCCAAGTTATTAGTGCTGAACCGCAAGCCCCTGGTGGTGGCCGTTGACGAATTGAGCCGCAAAACAGCCGCAGACTTGTTGATGACAAGGTCGCCCGTCATCGTGTCGCCCGTGCGCATCACCGCGCCAGCCGGGGCGACAGTGTTGGCGACCGGATTGATCGTTGCGACCAGGATGTCATCCACGCCGTCGTAGAGCTTCAGCTCCCATTGCGTGCCGGAGACTTCGCGCACCCACAGCATGCCGCCCTGGGCATACGTTGGCCGACTCGCGCCGCGATGCAGCGTGTGCAGTGCATCGCGCCAATTCCGCAGCGTCGCATTGAGCTGCGCGCCGCTGAATGGCGATTGCGGATTGCCGTAATCATGCTGCGCCATCGCTACACCTGCCTGCCATAGCCGACGGCCACCCAGTCCGCGACACGCGCGACTCCGAGGCCAGCGGCGTTGAAGAATTGCATGCGGAAACCTGCCTTGGACTGGTTTGTGACGCTCACGTAGTCACCAGAAGCCAGATTGCGTCCTGTCACGACGATGGACGGTACGGCAGCAAATGGAGCGGCGAACGTCACGTCAAGTCCAGAGCTCGGCACCGACACGGCATCTGCACTCTCGGTGCGGTCTGGCATGTCGATCTCAACCGTCAGCGCCGACACCACGGGACGCGTCGCGCCATTGTCGAGCGATGCAAGCGTGAGGCGGAACTGAAACGCGCGCGCCGTGTAGTCGCCGACGACAAATGGTTCCCATTCGCTCCACGTTGGGTTGTTGTTTGGGTCGTCCAACGTCTTGCGCAGCTCGATCGTCGCCGACCATTCGTTCGAATCATCTGCAAATATGTTGCTCACCGCAAACAGATTGGGCCAAGCGAACATGTCATCGCTCGACAGCAGGCCTGCTACAGTGATCGCGGCGGACACGCGCGAAACGTAGACCTGCGTCAGATCAGGTGAAGAAAACCGGTAGGTTCCTGACGTATGGCCGGCCGATATCACAAGATTGTTGTTCGCAACCGTCGTGTTGGTCTTGATGCCAGTCCACGCCGGATGCTGCGGCAGTGTCGCGACCGCGTTCAGCTCGGCGAGCGGCTCGGCAAGGTTCACGAATACGGCCGGGTTCGCACTCATTGCGCCCGTCGGCAGCTCGGCGCGGATCAGGAACGAGCCACGCATCAACGGCACTTCCACTTCGGCCGCCATGACACCGACTGCGATATCCACCGCAGCAGTCCATTTCGCATTGGAGAGCAGCGGCGAGAACCGCACGCGGTAAGTGGCGTAGCCGTGCGCTCGCACTGGCGACCACATCAGTCGCAGCGTCTCGCCGCGCACTGTGCCGCGCACATTGGTCACATCGTCTGGCGGAGCGTCCAACCCGACGAGCGACGTCGTCAGCGTCGCCCAAGCGGAGTTGCGTCCCAGCGCATCGGTGGCACGGACGCGGAATGCGGCTGGACCTGGGCGCGTGTCCAGCACGTCGATGCTGCTCGTCGCAGTCACGCCGACCGGTCGCCAACCCGGATCGTCGGCGAGCTGCGCTTCCACCTGGTAGGTCTGCACACGCGGATCAGGCGACAGCTGCCACGACACATTCGCGACCGACGTGGCTGCGCCGCCGACCAGCACGATAGACTCACTCACCGTCACATCAGACGGCGGCTGCACAGGGCCGGTCGGGAAAGCGGTGAATCCGGGTGGCGTCGCAGAGAGGCCCTGTTCGATCCGAGCGTATTTCGTCGGATCGTGCAGCAGCGCAGTAATCTCGTAGATCGACGGCTCTACCTCGGCGACCGAGACAACGCGGAATTGCCTTGGGGCGACCGCATTGGACGCCAAAAGCCACACCGCGTTCGGCACGGGCAATGACGGCAACGCGCTTGCGAGCGACAACGTGGTGTGCGTTCCAGCGCCTGTCGTCACGGGGCGCTGCGCCACGGTCCCATCAGGCAGCGTGACGCGCAGCGCGTAGGACTGCCCAGGCTCGAGCGTCACGGGCGCATCCAGCGTCACCGTGGTAGTCGTGGCTGTTGCGATGCGGCCACCGTAACGCACACCCGCCAGCCATTGATCCGCCACTGCGATCACGTCGCCGGGACGCAGGTCAGCGTGATCGAGCGCCGCGCGATAGGTGACGGTTGTCGTGGCGGTCGCCTCGGTGTCGAGCACCCATCGACCAAGCCGCCGCGCCAGGCCGCGCGAGGTTACGCCGAGCGCCGCGATCTCGATAGGCCGCGATCCCCAACGCGCTAGTGCTTGCTGATCCTCCACCAGCTCGATGGTGGGCCGATAACCAATCTCTGGATCATTCCACGTCACCTGCGCGACGGTGTGACGCGATGACAATGCCGTTCCTGAATAGCTGAACACGCCTTCAACGACATTGGCATTCGTGACGAGCTTCACCGGCTCAGCAGGCGAATCCTGCGTCGCGGTGATCAATCCCGCGCCCCAATGGACCATACCTCGGAATGCCGCAGCGATGGACTGCACCGCCTCCCAAGCTTCGCGCGCGTCGTTGATCACGCCATTGAACGTGTAGCGCGGCTGCTGGCCACCAGCACCGTCCGGCACCATCTCGTCGCAGTACTGCGCAATCGTGTAGAGCGCCCACTTGTCGACCGCTGTGGCCGGGATGCTTGAGCCGAGACCGTATCGGTCGTTGGTCAGCAGGTCGTAGAACACCCAAGCAGGATTGTCGGTCCATGCGATCTGGAACGTGCCGTCCCACAGCCCTGCGTAGGTGCGCGTCTGCGGATTGTAGTTCGACGGCACCTTGATCTTCAGGCCGCGCACGTCGTAGCTGCGCGTCGGTAGACGCGATCCGAACACCTCGGCATCGACTGCCAGCCCGATATAGGCGCTGTCTGAGTAAGCGATCTGCCAATCGCGCAGCTCAGTGTAGCTGCTCCACCACGTCTCGTTCTGAAGTAGCGCATTGCTGTCGTTGTCGGCAGTGAGCCGTCGCACGCGCACCTGCCACGGGCCGGGCTGCGGCAGACGCACGCGGTAGGCTCGCTCATAAGGCGCAGTGCATTTGCCCGAGATCGTGTCGCTGACGGCCTCGACCCACGGATCGGTGTCGCGCTTGATGTCAATCGCGATTGCCACGCTCGTGCCGACCATGTCGCCGGTCGATGAGTTGGTCAGGACCAGTGCAGGCACGCGAATCTTCACTCGCAGCGCGCTAATGTCGCTAGTGGTGATGGTGCGGACCACCGGCGTATCATTCCGCACGCGCTGCGCGACCGCCACTTCCGTCTCGGCGAAAGCGAATCCAGGGAGCGCATGCTGATCCGGCAAGCCGACGACGGAAACCCACGTGACGCCACGGAAGTTCACGCTTCCGTCCGGGTTCATCAGCGGCGTGTCATCGAAATAGATCGAGCGCGCGCCATCCACGAGGCCGACAATCTCGCCCTCGCCGAGCACGTCCACCAGGTAGGCGGTCGTCTTGGCGCGCAGAGTGTTCGGCGCTTCCTGCGGCGTGCGGCCACCGCCACCGCGCTTTCCGCCACCGCCGTGGCCACGTAACGTCGTCACGTCCGCCCCCAGGCTTGCACGCCCAGTGCGCCAGGCGGGATCGCAGGCAATTCGGAAGAACTGGCGAGCTCTTCCACCACCAGCCCAGCCGAAGCAAGCACGGCACCAACGCGCACGCGGCCGTAGATGAGCGGCACCGGCACGCCCTGCACGGACGTGTTCGTCGGCCCCGACAGGAGATAGGACTCGGCGCGCTCAACCGCACCACGATTGGGCATCTTAGGCTGCGGCGAGAGCAGCGCCGCCGCGCCCGACAAAGTCAATGCGATGCCAACAGAAGCAACGTTTCCGGCGGTCAACAGCCCCGGAATGACCGGCGCAGCCCAGTTGCCGCCCAGGAAACCAGCCGTCGCCCCAGCAGCGACCGGCGTGGTGAACGCGAACGCGAACGCCGCTGCAACAAGCGTGATGCCGACGATGATCTTGCCGACGCCGCGCCCGCCTCTCCCGCGCACCACCGGCACAATGTGCAGCTCAGCATCGCCGAGCCGCATAGGCAGCGTGTCGACATCGAGATCGCGACGATCGCGCCCGCGCCGGCGCACCACGCGCCATTCGCCTTCGGCCAACGCCGCGCGCATGGCCGGATGCAAGCAGCAAAGCGCGCGCACCCCCTCAGCCGCCGTCTCGACCGCGAGCCGATGCTCGCGCCCGAAGCGACGACCAAGATCACCGTGCAGACGGATTGTCCGCAGCATATCGCAAGACATGGGTCACAAACCGCATCCAAGGGCCAAGCGGCTCAGCGCGAGAGAGTCGATTGCGAAGATGGTGCAGGACTAGGCCATTCGGCAACACGATGCCCCCATGGTTGGTCGTGCTCGCCATCACCTGCGCAAGCACCACGTCACCTGGGCGCATCTCCTCTGGCGCAATCTGCCGGAAGCCAGCAGCGGCGAAGTTCTCGCGGTAAAGATCGCCGCCATGCTCCCACCACTCATCGTCGCGCGGGAACTCCGGCAGGTCGATGCCGCGATGCTCCGCATACCAGTCGCGAATCAGCGCATAGCAGTCGCCGCGACCGTCGCTGCCAGATGGGCCTGGGCGGAAATCGCGCCCGAGCAGCGGCGGACGAGGCACACCATCGCCCCACCACAACACCGCGCCCGCGCCGGCACTGGTCACCGTCAGCACGCCCCATGGCACGCGCGTCGCGATTTGCCCGCGCATGTCGGCAGCTGATGGCCAGGCCGGACCTTCGGGGTGCGAATGCACCACCGCCTGCACCTCGTCATGGAACGCCGACGCATCCATCTCGAATGCGCCCAGCTCGGCTGAACGGTTGGGCATCGGCACGTATTTGCCGCCGACGACGAGGCCGCATGACTCGTGCGGATACTCTGCCAATGCATGCGCCCGCGCGGCCTCCTCCACTTCCGGTCCGAACATCATCACACCCTCGTCCTGCCCAGGCCGGGGAACGCCCAGGTCGGCAACACGCTCGCCTGGCCGAAACGCGCACGGCAGTCACTCAATCGCTTGCCGCATCGATCATTGGCCGCAGTGGTCGGTGCGCCTGTTTCATCGAAATAGAGCGTGCCAGTGTATGGGCACTGCGCACGACTGTAGTCGAACGCGCCGTCGCGGTAGATGCGATAGCGACGCGAGCACACATCCGCCAGCATTGGTCGGCCAGGCAAGCGACGGCCTTCCTGTTCAAGCGATGCCGCGAGCTCCCATTCGATCAGCGTCGGGTCGTGTCGCGTCTTTCGCTCGATGCGCCAGATATCGGGTTCGAGATGCGCGTTCGGATCAGCTGTTGGTTCGCCGTCGAGATAACGCCGAAACGTCACCAACCGCGTCAACGTTGCGCCGAGCAGGTCAGACGTGCCGAGCACGCTGCCGATGATGCCACCGATGTTGGAGACGCGCAAACGCGGGCGAGGTGGCGCCCCTTGGCCGGACCACGCAAAGCCTTCCGCCTCGATCGGCATCGGCTGATAATCGTGCCCCTGATAGCGCACGACCGTCTGCGCATCGCGCGTCATCGCAGTGAAACGCAGCACGCCCGCGCCATACTCGCTCGCGTCAAGCGTGAATAGCTCAACGCGCGCGTCGGCCTCAGGCTGCTGTAGTAGGGTCGGCAGCGTCACGGATCACGCTCCAAGATCGAACACCTCGACGAATGACGCACTGATGTCCACCAGCAGCCCCCCTCTTGGCGTGACGGTCCACTCGTGACAGACGAACGCGCGCTGTGTCGCTTGGCCAGGGGGTGTCCAGCGGAATGCCTGCACGCCGCCGCGCGCGGCGAGAAAATTGATGATCGCGTCAGCATTGGCTTGCGTTACCGGAGACCAAGAGACGGTCCAAATCTGCGGCTGCGCATTCAGCCCGTCTGCCATCCGCTGCGAATAGCCGTCGCCGAACTGCGCCACGCGCACGCGGGGTCGCATTGTCAGCGTTGTGCCGACTGTCGGCGGCACGGGCGGAGTGAATACCGGCGCTGGCATGTGCTAGCCCTGCCAGAGCATGCCGCCCGCGCGGCGCTGCTCTTTGATCGCGTCGAGCACACCAGCGCGCACCAATCGCCCGATCTCGCGCGCAAGACGCTGCTGGTCGTCAATCTCGCCTGCGCCGCCCTGGATCGTCACGTTGATGGTCTGTTGCACCACTGGCATGCCCGTTCCGACCACTTCTACGCCAAGACGACCGTTGCGCATACGACGCAATGGCATGATTGCCTCAGGGCCCGCCTCGCCCATCAGCCCGACACCACGCGCAAGCGGGAAAACGGTCGGCTGCGTGACAATGCCACCGCGCGCAAATGGCACGACGTTGCCGCCGACAAAAACGTTGCCCTGCGCATTCTTGAAAATGCCGCCAAACAGACCAAGCAGCCAGTTGCTTCCGGGCTCGATTAGTGTGCGGCGAATAAAGATGCGTGCAATGTCTTGCAAAAGGCCACGCAACACCTCGGAGAGACGACGCCCACGCACGATCGCGTCCTCAAATGCCGAAGAAAATGCGAAGCCGAGTTCACGAGCGGTATCGCTCACCTGACGCGTGCGTTCCTCGGCGCGTTGGAGCTCATCGAGGGCGGCTTGCGCTTCGCGCCGGATCGTCTCGTCCGGCAGCGGCTTACCTGCGCCTGCTGCGCCGACAACCACCCGCCCAAGGTTTTCCAACCGGCGCTGATAGCGCTCATAGGCGGTTTCGTTGTCCCGGATCAGTCTTTCGCGCTCACGAAGGATTTCCGCGAGTTCGCGTTCCGCGTCTCGATTTTCGCGCGTGGCCTCCGTGGCGCCACGCTGCGTCTGCGTCAGTCGCCTCAGCGCTTCGTCGCGCGCGCGCGTGGCGGCGGTCACCAGGCGCTGCCCCTCGGCGGCGTCGATCGCGCCGGCCGCCTCCGCCTCGCGGATGCGCGCGAGGCGGGCCTGGAACTCCCGCTCGATGCGCAGGCGCGCGTCCAGGTTCTCCTGCAGGCGCGCGATGTCCTCCGCTGCGCGCTGGCGGCGCAGCGCCGCCTCGTTGCCGCCGCCAGCGCGGCTGTCGGGGTTGAGGATCTGGCGTGCGCGTTCCTCGGCGGCGCGGGCCTCGGCTTCAAGGGCAGTGATCTCGCGCTGCACCTCGTCGAGCTGCTGGCGGATCTCGGCGATCAGGCCGGAGCGGGTGACGCCAGCCTGCTCGCGGGCCACGCCTACCGCCCCGCGCTGGATGGTGCCGCGGCGGGGCTGCGAGGACAGCGCCGCCTGGCCGGCCTCCTCGGCCTCAAGTTCGGCGAGGCGGCGCTGGAGCGCGTCGCGGTTCTGCTCCAGTCTGGCGCGGCGTTCGTCCAGGCTCGCGCCGGTCATGACGCGGTTGAGGGCGTCCGCCACCGTGGACAGGGCGGGGGCGACCTGCGCCAGGAGATTCCGCGCCAGCGACGAGAAGGCGCGCTCCAGCGCGGCAATTTTGTCCGACGCCTCGTCGGCCTTGGCGATCAGGTCGGCGCCCGCGATCGCGCCAAAGCGCAGCGCCTCGGCGGTGAGGCGTTCCAGCCCGTCCCGCCCCTGCAGCAAGAAGGGGATCATCCGCTGGCCGAGCCGGTCGCCGAACACAGCCGTGGCGGCGGCGGTGCGCTCGGCGGGATCGGAAAGGCCGGCGATGCGCTCGGCGAGTTCGGCCATGACGGCCTCGGTCGCACGCGCATTGCCCGCGGTGTCGCGGAAGGAAATGCCGAGGCGGTTGAAGGCTTGCTGGGCTGCCTGCTCGCCGCTGGCGGCGTCGGCGATGCGGCGCGTCAGCGCCTGCAGGCTGCGCTGCAGCTCCTCGTTGGACAGCCCGACCTGTGTGGCGGCGTACCCGAAGGCTTGCAAGGCGTCGGTGGAGACGCCGGCAGCGTCGGCAAGTTCGCCCAGGCCGCCGACCGCGTCCACCGCGGAGCGCACCATCGCTGCGACCCCACCGATGGAGAGGCCGGCGAGCACGGGCCCGAGCAACCGCAATGCACGGGAGGCGTTCTCCGCACCCTGCACCAGCCGCTGCATCTCGCGTTCGCCGGCATCGCCGACGCGGCGCAAGTCGCTTTCGACCTGCCGGCCGCCGTCCAAGCTCAGCCGAACCGACACGCGCCGCGTGCTATCCGACATGCGTCATGCCCCCGCTATCCGTCGGCGCATCCCGCGCGGCGATGCCTTCCGCCACGCCGGCGCGCAGCTCCGCCAGCAGCTCGGCCGCCGCCCACCCCGACACGCCCGCCTCACGCGCCAGCGCCAGCGCGCCGCTCATGTCCATTTCCGGCCCCGCCATCCCGGCTGCCATGCACGCCATGCCTGCCGCCCACACTGCTGCGCCCTCGACGCTCTCGGGGGCGTGCGCGGCGTAGGGGCAGGACAGGCCGCAGTCGCGCCCCAGCGCCGCGCAGCCGCGGCAATACTCCGGGCCGGTGCCGGCGTGCCACGCCGCGCGGCGCCTCAGGCGTTTCCCTCGGCGGCCACCTTGCGCACCGGGATCAGCGCCCGGTCGAAAAACGCCGACGCCATCTCGTCGAGGTCCATCAGCCGTTCGACAGCCTCAGGCGAAAGCGGCAACGGATTGCCATCCGCGTCGCCAACACCCTCCCAGGCGGTAACGGCGTGCCGCGCCAGCGACTTCACCAGAAACGCAAAGGCAAGACCGCGCTCGAGGTCGGGATCAATCTCCGCATCCGCCTCGCGCAGCGCGGCAAGCCGCCGATGCGCCGACGCCTGCGCCGCTGCGACGATGGCCGTGGTGACGGGCCGGATTTCCACCCGCACGCCGCGCGGCAGGTCGATCCAGTAAGGTTCGGTCGGGATGTCGAGGGTGAGCATCAGGCGTAAAGGCTCCCCGGCTCGTTGTTCCGCAGCACCACCGTCATCATCCGACCTGCCGTCGTGTTGAAGGCCGCGCGGAAGTCGAAGGTGGCTTCGACACCGCCCGGCCCGTCCACCGGCGTCTTGGCGACAGAAAGATAGACCTGATGCAGCGTCACAGTCAGCCGCCGATCGGCGTTGATGCGGTATTCGAACTCAAACTCGGCCGCCGTGTTGTTCGCCGCCTGAGTCAGCAGCACCGTGTCGGCGAAGCGCGCGGTGATCTGGCCGGTGGCCTGCGCGATGCCGGGGTCCACGCCTTCCACCTTCCGGTCTGCGCGGATGGTGCGGACCATCTCCATGTTGTTCTGGTAGACCACCCGCGCCGCCGTCACCTGCCCGAGCACAGACGTGTTCCGCCGGATCTCGCCCTGCGCCTTGTTGAACAGGGTCAGCGCCGAGCTGGTCGGCGTGCCGGCGCTGCTGGTCGCGTTGCGCGTCGATCCCTGCCCCATGAGCGTGACGGTCGCGATGGCCGGACCGGTAGGCGAGAAGTCGATCTCAAGCGTGTCCGCCCGCACGCCGGTACACACGTCGTAGGACGGCACATCTGGATAGGCGATCTCGACGCTGTTGGACGGCAGCGTTGCCGCGCCGGAGACGAAGGTGTGGACGAAGTTCGGGGTGGTGCCTGTCGTGGTCGGTGGCCCGAGAAGCAAGCGCAGCCAGTGGCCGATGTGGATGAGGTCCACCGGCACCACGGCGCGGCCCGCGACCGTCACCGTGTCAAGGAATGGCGTCGCCGCGTCGCGGTTGCCGTCGAGCCCGATCACGTTGTTGTCGATGAGCGGCTGTTCAGCACCAAGGTCCACCGAGAGGAACGGCATGCGCAACCAGTTTCCGCCTGGCGGCGTGCCGTAGGTGGCTTCCTTCTGCATGTGGACGCGGCAATTCGCGCCGATGGCACGTGCCATTGCGGTCTCTCCTCTGGCCTAGGGGCAGGGGTCATGCGAGCGGCGTGGCCGCCGCGGTGAAGTAGATCGTGACGGGCACCAGCGCCGCGCGCGCAGCGGCGGCGCCCTCGAACTCGACATCCTCGAAGGAGGGGGACTCGGGCTGCGCCCATTCCACCGCGCCCGAAAGGGTGCGGTCGGCGGTGATGGCGGCGCCGATGTCCATCAGCAGCGCATCGAGCAGCGAAGCGCGGACGGCAGCAGTCGCGCCGGGCGCGACGATCTCCACCTCGGCGCGGTGCTGGATCGCCCAGGCGAGCGGCGAGAGGATCGCCGTCTCCTCCACCGTCTCGCCATCGCGCACCACGACAAGCCCGCCGGCCGGCAGGCGCTGCGGCACCGTCTCGTTGCGCAGCACGAGGGGCGGCGGGCTGCGGGTGCCGAGCGACGCCGAGATGCGCGAGAACAGCGCGGCGATGGCGGCCTCGCGGGTGCTGCTCATGCGGCCCTCCTCGCCTGTTCGTTCCACGCCTCGACGAAGCGCTGGGGCAGCCGCCGCGACGCCGCGCGCTGGACGGCGGCGACATCGAGGCGCTTGGACAGCGCGACCTGGGGCAGAAGCAGGAACATCGGCACGAAGCCCTGTTTCAGCAGCGCCGCCTGCCAGCCTCGCGCGCCCTTGCGCCGGGCCGTGGCGACGGCGGTGAGACCTCCCGCGATCAGCGCGGGCCGGCGCCGGCCCTCGGCGGGCGCCTGGCGCACCGGCAGGCACCACACGAAGCCCCGGCCATTCTTGAACGGGCGCAGGAAGGCCTTGCCGCTGGCCACCATCTGCGCCGGGGTGACGCGCAGCCCCTTCTCGCCACGACCGCGACGGCCGCTGGCGGCGTTGAAACCGGTCGGGATGGCCAGGAACTTCCGGCCGCTTCTCGGGGTGATCGTCACGCCGCGGTCGAAGGCGTCCACGATCGTCGGCGCCTTGGTGAACACGAGCCCGGCCGGGCGTAGCGACCGGCCGGAGGAGGGGAACACCCGCGACCGCCAGGCGTTGGCGAGGCCGCCGCCCCTCGCCCCGAAGGCGCTGCGCGTCTGCGCCCGGAGCGCCTGCTTCGCTGCCTCCGTCTCGGCGCGGATCGCCTCCATCGCCGCGCGCTTGCCGGCCTCGGCCTCGGCTTCGAGCATGCGACGGAGGCTGCCCGTGAGGACCGCCCCGAGCCTCATGGCGCGCTCCTATCGCTGGCAGAGCACGCGCCAGACGGTGCCGCTGGCGTCGCGCTCGGCATGGGTGACGGTGAGCAGCTCGGCGCCGATGGCGAAGGTATCGCCCGGGCCGAGCGAGGGCAGGGCGGCGATGGCGACGGAGAGGATGTCGGTGGCCGAGAGAATCTCGGTACCGAAGCCGCCAGCGATCCTGTCAGGCGAGGAGCGCAGCAGGCGCACCGGCACGGGTGGACCGGTGCCGCCCGCGCGATACACCGCCTCGGCGCCGATGTTCGCATCGGCGACCAGCGCCGCCATGGCGTCGGCGAAGGCGCTCACGCGCCGACCGCAGGCCCGCGGCCGAGCAGCACACGCACCGTTGCGTCAGCGGCGAGTGCCGCCACCGTGCAGAAGCCGACCTGGAAGTTGTTGGTCGCCGTGGTGGTAATGCGGCGGTTGGTGTTGTCCCAGAACACACGCGCGCCCGCCGAGATGGCGAGGGACGGCTCCTTGGGCAACTCGAACTCGCCGACCACTGCGCATTCGACGGTGTCGTTCTGCGCGCCCCCGCTCTGCGCCACACCGAACAGCGCGCCGACCAGGATGCCATCGCCGGGGGCCGCGCCGCCTGCGTAGGGGATGGCGAGGGGGATCGACCGCCCGTCGGGGCGAATGCAGTTCTTCATCTGTCTCTCCTGTTCGTTTCGACGGATCGGCGCCCACCAACGCGGTGAGCGCCGTCACACGTCAGTTGCCGGGGTTGAAGTAGGCGCCGCGCCAATCCACTGCGCCGACGCCGAAGTCGAACACCACGCTGATCTCGACGCCATCGGCGCCCTGCACCGGGCCGGTGGTGACCTGCGGCCCCTCGACGCCGTTGAGGTAGCCGTAGACATAGACCGGAGTGACAGACGGTTCGGCGAACACATACCAGCGGTTGCCGGCAATCAGCGGGTCCACCACAGGCTGGATGAAGCTGGCGAACACATTCGCCTGCCCGACCTGGTTCGGGGTGATCGTCGCGGTGAGCTGCCGCGCGATCAGTTCCTGGTCCGGGCCGACCAGCAGGCGCATGTTGCTGCCGACACTGATCGGCAGTCCGTCCAGCGTCTTCTGCTTCATGACCGCCGCGCGCGCCAATGCGAGGTTCGCGAGGTCGAGCGCCGTGCCTGTGCTGGCCTTGTTCTGCCGCGCCGTCGCCGTCGAGAACACGCGCGTGCCGTCGCTCAGCGTCGGACCGTCGCCGTTCGCGCTGTTGAGCAGCGCGTAGGCGGTGGCGTTCTCGAAGTCGGCGACGCGGCGGCCGATCATGGAGGCGAAGTCGGTGAAGGCGCCAAGGTCGTCGTTGACCAGCATCTGGCGGGTGACGCGAATGCGCCGGGCATAGGTGGCAAGCGTCACCGTCTCCTGCGTCTCAGAGATGGTGCCGACCTGGATTTCCCCACCCTCGCCCAGCGCAGCAAGGTTCGGGAAGTCGCCGACGCGCAGGTGCCGGTGCGGCTTGAAGTCGCGGAAGTCGCGCCGGAGAAAGATCTGCCGATAGGTCGGCTGCGCCGGCTGGTAGGCGGCGAGCAGCATCTTGTTGGCCGCGGCCGAGAGCAGCAGCGGGAAGTCGGAGCTGGTGTGGAAGGCACGTTCGGCGAGCAGCGCGGTGTTGCGCGGCGGGTTGCGCTCGCCGCGGCGGGCGAGGAGTTCGCGAATCATGTCCGAGGGGCGCCAGCCCAGGAACTCGGCGTGGCGACCGTCGCCCTTGGGCTGGTAGCCGGGCATGGCGCGCACGGCGAGAGCCTCGGCCATGGCGTCGCGCAGCACCTCCGGGTCGTCGCCCGAGGGGCCGGACTCGGGACGCGCCGGGATGGACGGGCGCGGCCCCTGCGCCACCAGCGCGTCGAACAGGGCGCGGCGAGTGGCGTCACCGGTCCAGCCCTGCGCGATGGCCTCGGCGCGGACGGCCGCGATGCGCTCGGCCGGCAGCAGGGCGCGCGCTGCCTCGGCGGCGGCGTCGATGGCGGCGATGCGCTCGCGCTCGGCGCGCTGCGCTTCGGCGCGGATGGTCTCAGGGTCGGGCGCAGCGCGGTTGGTCTCCGCCGCCGCGGGGCTGGATGTGTTGGTCACGGTGATCTCCTCAGAAGGTCTGGACGGCGCGGCGGCAGGCGCCGCCGATGGCGTGGCGGCCGGCACGGCCGGCGTCGTCTCGGGCATGGTGGGCTCCTCATTCGGCAGGGCGGGCTCGATCGCCGGCGCGGGGAGGCCCTGCTCCCCCTGCGCTCGGACTGCGGCGTCCCGGTCCACCGGGATCGGGACGACGGAGATCTCGAAAGGTTCCCAGTCCACCGCGCGATGAATGGTCTCGCCGGTGTCGGGGTCGGGACGCGGTTCGTAGCGGTGCACGCGGTAGCCGACGCTGACGGCGCGCAGCGTGCCGTCGGCAATGCGCTGCCAGACCGGCTCGACGTCCGCGGCGCTGCTGAACTGGAGCGTCGCGTAGCCGCGGCCCCGTTCGAGGCGGGCGGCGGTGACGCGGCCCAGCACGTCGCGCACGCCGCCGCGCCGGTGAGTATCGAGCACTGGGGCGCGGCCCGAGCGCAGCACGTCCATGCGCACCGCGTTCGGCGACATGTCCAGCTCCTCGGTGATCAGGCCGAGGGAAGGGACGAAGTTGCGGGCGCGGGCGCCGGTGCTCCACACCACCTCGACGGTGCGCGCGGCACGATCGACGGTGGCGGGAGCGGCAATGGCGCGCTGCGCCGTGATCGGCATGGCAGGGAGCGCCGACGCGGCTTCATCGCCGCTCGGTTCGATGACGTCCGTCATGACTCAACCCTGGCTATCTGTCTCGCGCGGCGGCGCTGCAGCGCCCGTCGCCGCAATCTCGATCGCCGCCATCTGCGCCGCATCCTGCGCCGCACCGGACTTGGCAACGCGCCGCGGGTCGGTGTCGAGCGCGAGCCCCGCGTCGTCCAGCAGCGCGTTGGCCTCGCGGATCATCTCGACGGCGGCGCGGAAGTCGTAGCCGAAGGCGCCGACCGCCTCCGGCTGCGGCACGAAGCCGGCGCGCACCTGGGCGATCAGGGCGGTGGTGTCCTTGAGCGGGTCGATCATCTCGTGCGCAGGAGGCACGTGGCTGACGCCGTCCGGCATCTCCGCGCCCCACAGCCCGAGCAGCGCGCCCTGGGCGTGGAAGCGCTCGGCGATGGGGCGGACCAGCATCGGGATCAGCATGCCGTACTGCACCTGCTCGCAGAGCCTGCGGAACTCGATCTTGCCGGCCCGCAGGCTGGAGTAGTTCGCCTGGGTCAGGTCGCCCGAGACCTGGTCATAGGTCAGCCCCGTGCCGACCGCCGCGGCCTCGAGCGCCCGGCGGGCGAAGGCGGCGTGGCTGCCGCCGCCCGAGGGGTTCACCACCTCCACGCTGCCCATGCCGCGGCGGTAGAGGATCATGCCCGGCTCGAATGTCTCGACGGCGCGGCCCTGCGCGTCGCGCAGCAAACCAGCGGCGGCGCCGGTCAGCGCCTCGTCGCCCTCCTCCGTGACCACCGCGGCGAGGCACGCCTCGATCTTGGCCTTCATCAGCAGCGCCGCCTCGTAGTCGCCGAGGTCGCGCAGCCGCAGCAGGATGGGCGCCAACCAGGAGACGTCGCGCAGCTGGCCGGGGCGACGCTTGCGGTAGACGTGCAGCACATCGGCGGCCGGCACGCGCTCGCTCCCCAGCCAGGTCGCACCCGGCAGTATCCAGCTCGCGCCCGGATGCACGCGGTGCAGCCAGTAGCCAATAGGCTGACCGGCATCGCCGAGCGCGATGCCCTGGATGGTCGGCGCGCCCTCCACCATGCCGTTGCGCGCAGTATCCAGATGGTCGCTTTCCAGCACCTGCAACCGCAGGCCGACCGGGTTGGCGGGCGTCGGATCGGCGGGCAGGAAGCGAACGAAGCACTCCCCGCTCTCCACCACCGCCCGCATCACCAGCGCCTGCAGGCCGTAGAGATCGAGCCGCCCCTCGGCGTCGCAGGCGGTGCTTTCCGCCCAGCGCTGCCACGCCCGGCTGTGCGCATCGTCGGGCCAGCGCGTCGTGATGCCGGCGCCGACCGCGTTGCCGGTCCACAGGTCCACGATGCGCGCGGCGTAGGGATCGTTGCGCACGGCGTCGCGGGCACGACGCGCCACAGTCGCCGCCGCGATGCCGACCTCGGCGTTGGCGCTGCCGCCGGACGGCGCCCAGGCGGAGGTGCGGTGATCCTGGGCCGCCGCATAGCCGCGCAGCGCCTGCCAGGCCGCTGCCACGCGCCGCACGAAGCGCTCCCTCACGCCCCACCTCCCCGCCGGAAGCTGGCGAGCGTCATGCCGGGCCGGCGCTCGGCGCTGTTCAGGGCGCCATGCAGCGCGGCCAGCGCCCGGGCCAGCTCGTTAAGGCTGCGATATTCGACCGTGCGGCCTTCGAAGCTCACGCGCGTCGTGCCGCCCGTGTAGGCAGCCGCCAGCGCCGCCGCGCGGCTGCCCGGCGGTTGCGCCAGCGCCCAGGCTAGCACAGCGGGATTCATGTCATTTCTCCTTCAACGCAGCCAGCCGTTACGCGGCGCAAGCCAAGACCGCGGGCGTGTGGCGATCGCGGTCGGCGTATCTGTGGTTGTGACCGGCGCAGTCTCCGCCACCGGCATGGCCAGCGCGTCCGCCATCCGCGCCCATCGCCCTTCGCCCCAGCCGTCCATGCCGAGCGCCGCGGCGGCGGCGCGGGCATAGACGCGGCAGTCCAGCGCCTCGTTGCGCTCCCGCGTCTTGACCCATTCGAGCCGCCGGAAGCCACGCCGATCCGCGCGCGCAACCAGCTGCTCGGCGCAGAGCTGGCGGCAGAACTCCTCGCCCGCAGCGTGGACCGGCAGGTGCACGTAGCCCGGCGGGAAGGGATCGCCGCTCTCCTCCGTCGGCCGGTCGAGCTTGAGCCAGCCGTAGGTCTCGGCCTTGAGGAAGGACGACCCCACCGGCCAGACCTTGAGCCCGCCGAGCTTGCGCCCGTTCCGCCTGACCTCCGTCGCCGCCGGCTGGCCGACCGCCGCGCGCAGGCTGTCCTGCCCCTTGACGGCGATGGCGCGCCCCGCCCCGGCCCGCCGCACGAAGGCGTAGACCTCGGCCGTGGTCATGCCGTCGCCGCTGTCGATTGCCGCCATGGCGATGGGCAGGCGATGGCCGCTCTCGTGCCGCCAGGTCTCGCCGAGCAGCAGGCGAAGATCCTCCCACACCTGCGCCTCGAAGGGGTTCCCCGCGAGGACGCGGTGCTCGATCAGCCAGGACTGCCGGTCCCGCCCCCAGGCCCAGACCGAGGCCTCGAGCCGGTCGCGCTGCACGTCCACGCCGGCCGTCAGCAGCAGCCCGCCCATGGGCACGGTGCCCGGGGGCCAGTGCTCCCGCCGGTCGTAGAGGCGCTGCCAGTCCGGCGCCTCGCCAGATTCCTGCCAGGTCTCGCCGAGCACGGTGTTCCGGAAGGTCTTGATCGCCCGATCGTCGCCCTGCGCCTTGAGCCACAGCCGCGCAATCTCCGCCCAGGACAGCCAGCCCGGCGGCGAGTAGAGCGCCGAGATGTGGAAGCCGATCGCATGCGGGTCCTCGGCCTCGGCGGTCGGGCGCCACTCGCCGGCGGCCAGCATCCGCGCCTTGTGCTGCTCGCCGATCGGCTGCTCGCAGGCCTCGCAGAGGTAGCGCGCCGTCTCGGGTGCGTCCTCCTCCCACACCAGCCGCTCGAAGCGGAGATGCTGGCGGTGGCCGCAATGCGGGCACGGCACGAAGTAGCGCCGCTGGTCGGTGGCCAGAAACTCCCGCTCGATGCGCGACAGCCCGGCGATGGTGGGCGTGCTGACCAGGAACACCTTGCGCCGCCACCCGAAGGTGCGCGCCCGCGCCTCGGCGAGCGCGATCGGGTCGCCTTCGCCCTCGACGTCGCCCGGATAGGCGTCGATCTCGTCCAAAAACAGGAACCGCGCCGACATGGAGCGCAGCCCGACCGCGCTGTTGGCGCCGGTCATCACCAGCTGGCCGCCGGGGAACTCCTTGCTGAGCTGCCGGTTGCCGCTGTCGCGCGACCTTGCCGGAGCAACCCGCTCCCGGATCGCCGGCGTTTCCTCGATCAGCGGCTCGATGCGCTGCTCGGAGAAGCGTTTCGCCAGCTCCGTCGTCGGCTGCACCGCCAGCATCGGCCCGGGCGCGTGGTGGATGACGTAGCCGATCCAGTTGCTGCCGGCCGTCGTCGCCCCCACCTGCGCGGCCTTCATGAACACCACGCGCCGCGCCGGATGGGAAGGCGACAGCGCGTCCATGACTTCGCGCAGGTAGGGCGTTCGCGCGGTGCGATAGGGGCCTGGCTCGGCAGAATCCCGGCTGCCCAGTATCCGGTGCCGATCAGCCCACTCCGAGACCAGCAGCGCCGGCTCGGGCATCATGCCGTCGTGCCAGGCACGCAGAATGTCGGAGTCGCCCTCGAAACGCCCGAGCTCCTCCAGCAGCGACGCGCCGAACATTACGACACCTTGATGCTAACATCATGCCGCGCCGCCAAATGTTCGCGCAGCCGCTGTTCCATCATGGTCTGCAAGCGATGCGCATCGACGCCGAGCTCCGCCGCCATCTCGGCGGCGACGCGCGCCGGCCAGGCGAGGATGGCGTCGCGCTCCTCCTTGGCGAGGCGATGCACCAGCATGAGGGCGCGGGCCTTGTCCACCAACTTGCCGCGACGCTCGTCAAGCCTGAGCCGGCGCTCCTGCGCCTTGAGCACCTCGTTGGCGGTGCGCGCGTCGTGGAACGTGCTGCCGGCGGCGCGCGGAAGCGCATCGGCGGCAGGCGGCGCTGCGATGGGCGGTGGCGTCGCGGGTCGCGATGCGGCCGATGGAGGCGGCGCCAGCGTCGCGGTCTTGCGCGCGGGATCGCTGCTCTCGGCCAGCCGGGCGCGGACCTTCTCGACGTCCCACCAGCCATCCGGCTCGGGCGCGATGCGCCCCGCGCGCTGGGCCTTCTGCAGCGCGGTGTGGGAGATGCCGAGCCGGCGCGCCACCTCGCGCTGCGAGGCCACCCGGCCCGGCGCCGCGGCGATCATAATGTGATCAAGCTCCCCCGAAGATAGCAATACGATGAGCGCGAATGACGCTTGGCTCAGCCCCCGCCGCAGCGCGAATGGTCCGTCACGCGATGAGCAGGACGGAGAGCCCGATGACCAAGCGTGAAGCCAACCAGCAGCGGAGCCTCGAAGCCTTCCTCGCCAAGAAGGCGGAGTTCGACGCCCTGCTGGCCGAACTGCAGCAGGCCAGTGTGGACCACTTCGGGGCGGACCCCGAGGCGGTGCTCTGGGGCGAGACCGCCTGGCTCGCGGACGCCACCGCGAAGCTGAAGGACATCGCGGACCAGCACTTCCGCCGAGGCGAATACGCCCGCTGACGCGGCGCGCCTCCCGCACCGCCCCGACCGGGCCGAGCCCGGCGGGGCTCCCGGCAGTAGGGGGCCGAGAGGGTCGGCTCCCGGAACCGGAGACCCCGACGATGAGGCTGACCGACACCCAGCGCACCATCCTCAGCCAGGCGAGCCAGCGCGACGACGGGCTGGCAGTCCCGCCCGAGCGCCTCCCGGCCGCGGCGCGGCAGACGGTGGCGAAGGCCCTGCTGAAGCACGACCTGGTCATCGCGGTGCACCGCCCCGCCTACGACGCGGTCGCGAAGTGGACGGTGGACGGCGACGAGATGCTGCTCAAGATCACCGACGCCGGCCTGCGCGCCATCGGCATCGAGCCGGAGAGCGAGGTGGTCGAAGACATCGAAGCGGCCTTCGACCCGCTCACCGGCACCGCCGGGGCGGATGTCCCCGCCGAGGCCGCCGAACCCGCCCACACCGCGCCCACGCCCGCCCCACGGGCCCGCCTGCGCGACGCTGCCGCGGCCGTGCTCGCCGCCTGGGACGACGACGCCAACCGCGCGATGGACATGGTCAGCGCCCTCGACGGGCCGATGGCGGGCCTGCGCGCCGCCCTGGCGGGGGTCACGCCCGCCCGCGCTCCGCGCGATCCCGCCGCGCCGCGCAAGCCGCGCGCGGGCACCAAGCAGGAGACGGTGCTGGCGATGCTGCGCCGCCCCGAGGGCGCGACGGTGGCGCAGATCGCCGAGGCCACCGGCTGGGCGCCGCACACGGTGCGGGGGTTCTTCGCCGGCCTCAAGCGCCGCCAGGGCATCACCGTCATCGCCGCCGAGCGCATCCGAATGGTCGGGCCGAACAGGGAAGGCGCGCGCGGGAGCTACACCATCTACCGCATCGCCGAGTGACGCCAGCGAGCCACCTGATCCGTTCCTCACGCCGCCGCGTGCACTCCCCGCGCGGCGGCGACACCCTCGAACACCCTGTCCTCCCCCGCCAGCACCGCCGGCTCGCCGGTGAAGGCCTGCCAGCGCCGAACCGCCACGTCGACGTAGCGCGGATCAATCTCCATCGCGTAGCAGACCCGCCCCGTGGTCTCGGCCGCGATGATGGTGCTGCCGCTGCCGCAGAAGGGCTCGTAGGCCGCCTCCCCCGGGGCGCTGTTGTTCAAGATCGGCCGGCGCATGCATTCCACGGGCTTCTGCGTGCCGTGCACGGTCGCCGCGTCCTCGTCGCCGCCGGTGCCGATCGGCCAGAGCGTCGCCTGGTCGCGTGCGCCCTGCCAGTGGCCCGTCGCCCCCTTGCGCACGGCGTAGAGGCACGGCTCGTGCTGCCAGTGGTAGTCCCCCCGCCCCAGCACAAAGCGCGGCTTCGCCCAGACGATCTGGCTGCGCACCGCGAAGCCCGCCGCCTCCAGGCTCTCGATCACGGTGCGCGCGTGCACGCCGGCGTGCCAGACGTAGGCGACGTCGCCCGGGAACAGCGCCCAGGCCTCGCGCCAGTCGGCGCGGTCGTCGTTGGCCACCCGGCCGGTGCGCATCGTCGCCGAGACGCCGGCCTCGTTCCGCCACTCAGGGTCGTAGTTCACCCCGTAGGGAGGATCCGTGACCATCAGGTGCGGCCGCGCGCCGCCGAGCAGCCGCGCGACATCGCTGGCCCTGGTGCTGTCGGCGCAGAGCAGCCGGTGCTCGCCGAGCAGCCAGAGGTCGCCGGGGCGGGTGACCGCTCGGCGCGGCGGGTCCGGTTCGGCGTCGGCGGGGTCCTCGGCCGGCTCGCCCTCTGCCACCCTCTCGTCTGACGCGGCACCGTTGGCAACCGGCGGGCTGGCAACCGCCGGGTTGCCACCGGATCGAGCCCGGCCAGCAGCCGCTCGATCTCCGCGCCGTCGAAGCCGGTCAGCGCCAAGTCGATGCCGCCCATCTCCTGCAGCTTCGCGAGCTCCGCCTGCAGCAGCGCCTCGTCCCATCCCGCGTTCAGCGCGATGCGGTTGTCGGCAAGCCGCAGCGCCGCCTTCTGCGCCTCGGTGAGGCCAGCGCGGACGATCGTCGGGACCGTGGCGAGGCCAAGGGACTGCGCGGCCAGCACCCGGCCGTGGCCGGCGATGATCTCGCCCCGCTCGTCGACCAGCACCGGGGCGACGAAGCCGAACTCGAGGATGCTGGCCGCGATCTGCGCCACCTGCTCGGGCGAATGCGTGCGCGCATTGCCGGCATAGGGCAGCAGCGAGGCGACCGCGCGCGCCTCGACGGCGCTCGCAGCCCATGGGACCTGGGGCATCGGGACCTGCATGATGGTGGAACGGAGGGGGCGCCGCGGCTGGCAACCTGGAAAACGGGGCTGACGCTGGCGACCTTGCGCGCGCTTGCTCCCCGCATAAGTATTCGCGGGAAGGAACCAAGCAAATATATTAGCAACGTCCGGTCA